ATCACCATCAGATGAAGGTAAGGTCAATGTAATGTCTGCTGTAGAAGCAGGACCAATCAATGTAACTTTGTTTGTGCCGTTGTCTGAGTCTTCAAAGAACTCAATAAACCCTGCACTTGTTGCTGCGTTTTTAAGTTGTAATCCCGCATTTACCACTGGGGTTGTGATTGTTGGCGTGGTAAGAGTTTTATTGGTTAGGGTGTCGGTCGTTGTCTTGCCAACCAAGGTATCTGTAGTAGCTGGCAGTGTTAGCGTGATGTTGCCGCTAAATGCGCTATGTGCGGGAGCTAGTATTCTTGCATAGTGAGCGTTTGAGCTTTCACAATAAAAGTCAATGTAAGATTGCGCTCCACCATTTTTTATAGCAATTGCACCTTGACTAATCGCTACTCCATTTGTTGATCCACCCGCCACACCAAGTGTTCCAGCGATGGTGACGTTGGTCGTTCCAGTTGGAATCTCAAGAACATCCGCATCCGCATCGTTCTTGATGGTGACATCGTTTGTTGAGCCTTGACCCGTCAGTATCAAACCTTCAGCGGCAGTGTAGCCCATTGCCGCATTGTCGCCAGCGGCAGTGTCGCCTGTGGCTTCAACGGTTGAGCCTGTGATTACGCCAGAGGCTGTCAGTGCCGCCGCCGTTGTGGTGCCTGTAAGATCCAGATCGACAGTTGCTTCAACAACAGCGGCACCAGATCCTGCGCCATCAAGGTAAACTAATTTAACGCCGCCGTTTGGAATATTTACGGTCGCCCCACTACCCTGTTTAATCGTAATAATTTGTGAGCCGCTTGTCGCGTTCTCTATAATCATGACACGGCTTACGGTGTTTGGCGCAATCGTCAACTCGCGTGTTGCCGTAAGTGAAGCTCCAGAGGTCACTTTATAATACAAAGATCGTGCAGGGTCCGTTGACCCATCTGCCACAGTGGTGGTCGCGTTAGCGTCTGAGCTAAAGGCGGCTTCCGTGCCGTAACTTAACGCCTCTCCGATTAATTCTAAATTTGTGTTGGTAGTTGTACCCCAAGTACCACTGCCCTCGCCCGTTGCAAGTTCTGTAAGTCTTAAATCATTTACATAAGTAGCCATATTTTTGCCTCTCCTTCACTAAGGCGTTGCAACTATTTCTGTCCAAGTCACTGTCGCATCCGGTATAATCCTACCCCAAACTAAAACTGAATTTACAAATCCCGTTGCCTGTAAACCGGTTAAACTAACAGATGCTCCGGTTCCCGCTGTTACGGTAACTCCTGATAAACCACTTGTCGCTGCTAGTCCCGTGGCAAGAACAGTGTCTTCTAAAATTACGGTGACACTGTTAAAAGCCGTTGTAGCTCCTGGTATTACAGTGTCGCCACCCCATGTGCCAGAATTCCATGTGGTATTAACAGAGTTCCAGCCACTAAGGGCAACTGTTACATCAGCCACTACGCAATCCTGATTATCGCGTTACTCGCATCCGCTGTTGGAAAAACAATTACAAAATCACCGCTTGAAGACTCTTTATCAGAACCAAAATCAAGAACCAAAACGGTTGGGTCACCCGACGCGCTGTCATTAAAAATTAATGCGCCCCTAGCCGTAATGGTGCTGCTGCTAAATGTTACGTCAGCAAAGTCGGTAAATGCGGTCGTACTTGAAGTTGTAGGTGTCACATTTGTAAGCGTAGCGCCTTTTGCCGTGTAACCTGTCCCGCTAACCTCGTTTCCAGTCGTGTAAGCCGTCGTCGCAGCGGTAAAACTAGCACTATTAGTATACATTGCTAATTTAAACGTGTTTCCCGTCGAATTTGTAAAGTTATGCGTAGCAGTCATCAATTCTTTTTTGAAACTGGTACACATAAAATTTCCACTAAAAGCCATTATAGCCTCCTAAGTGCTTCTGCTAATTTAGGTTGTCCTGCGTCACACAATAAATTGTAAACATTCGTTCTATCACTTTTTACCGCTTCTTTCAAATAAAAGGTAATTAAAACCAACATTTGCTCTTTATAGGCAAGTGCTTGAGCTTTGATCACCTCCGGCGCAGAATCGGAAACGGAAATAATGTGCCGCACACAACGCTCCGCTATTTCTTCAGGCGTAGACCCCCTGTTCTTAGTGGTCTCAACTGTTATGCCAAAGTCTGTTGACATATTCGCACTATCGGTCCACATTATGTTTTCTGCCTCACTACAAGTCCTGTTCGATATGCGTCTGTTACTTCTTTAGCCTCTCCAAACATTTTAAGAGCCGTCAAAGCTTCAACAAACTTTTTATCATACTGTTGCATCAAATCGTTTTCACCCTTCATGTAAGTATAACATTCGATCAAAGATCCATAAAGCAACGCCACTTCTGCGTTCTCACTAAGCCATGTCGTGCCAGAATCACTACCCGCCGTAAGACTTGCAGGTCTGTAGTAATAATGTAACTCGGACTCGTAAGACGTACTTGCCGTGGGTGCTAAAATAAAATTATCAACATCAAATAAAGCGTAGTATCGTGGAACACCCGTGGTTGCAGGGTTAGGATTAAATGACTGCAAGAAGTTCACATCTTTGAATTCTAAAAATATTTTTTCACTACTATTAGTGACTGCAAAAGAATAGGGCGCTAAAAAATCTGTAGGAAGGTTTAAATAAAGACTGCCTGATGCAATTGTTCCTGCGACGTTTTTCCGAAACAATGTAAGTTGTACATTTTTGAGAATACGCTCTTCCGCTTGTCTAATAAAAATTGGTAGATTTGTAACAAAACTTGTTTCTTCATTTTCCGTGTAATCTTGAAGAGCCGTTTTAAGTTGTGCGTAAGTAAAACTCATGTCGTCACCGTTACTGTTCCAACCTGCCCTGTGCCTTTGTAAGGTTTAGGTGTCATATCCTCTACGTTTAGTATGCCGACATAAACCTGCATCGGTTCTATACGATCCGGTCTAGCATCTCTCAAAGCTTGGGGATCAACGTCGGACCTGAAAGGACCTAACTGTGGCTGCTTTGGTTCGTACTCATCTCGACCAACTAACATTCCGTTCCATTCTTTTCGCATATCTCTATATCGATATCGAAAACCAGACCGATCCGATATAGCGTAAGCGTGTTTTCCTGAAGCGTATTTAGCCATCCTAAGTCCGGAAATACATGTAATTGGGCGTTATGTTAAAAGACGCTCTGTCCCTATCTTCATTAGCTGCTCGATCAAACTCTTCTTCGTATATTGTTTTCAAAAGCTGGGCTTTTTGGGGCGCACGTTTAATGGAAATATAGTACGCCAGACCCGCCGCCAGACACGGAAAAAACCGAAAAGGTAAATCAACAGTATTTGAATAAGCCCCTGCGTCATCGATTCTAGTCAAAGCATCATAAACAATAACATCGGTACTGTTTTCCGGCGTTGGCCATACTTTTAAAACCGGAGTAACTTGGCGATCAAGAAAAAATTGATTTGGACGAGCTTGAGTCGTTTTGTTTGGGATATTTAGAAATTCACTTCGACTTAATCTTTCCGCAGAAATATCAGTATTACTTCTTCTTACAACCACCGAAAGTATATCAATTACATCCGTTCCTAAATTATATTCAGCGGTTCCTGCGGTAGTAGTCTGCGTTCTTTGCGCGATAGTCCATTGATTGAGACCTCGGTTGGCCCATTCGGCAAAAAGAATATTAAGGGATCGTCTTGCAGATTTTAAATCATAACCCGTTCTGGCTTCTAAGCCACAACGCTCAAAAGCTTCCTCAATGTAGTCGTTTACATCAAGTTCAAAAGTAGTAGTTCCTGAAGTAGCCATAGTCGCATCCTATCACGCTTCTTCGTTATTATCGTGGTATAAGTTATCAAATACAATGGACGGATCAGTGTAACTCTCGTGACCCTCGGCAGAATGAACCGTTTGACTAGGTCTAAAATCAGGTGCGCCTTCGCCCGTGGCCCACAATGCAGGACTTGTGGCTCTTACCCGATTGTTTGGTAACGCTACGATATTTCCGTACCAATCCCCAGGCTCTGTGATATACATCACATGACTTTGTTTATGTTGAGCAGGATCGTCTGCAATGTCGTTGTCCGTGTAATCAACGGTAAACATATATCGTGACGAATAAAATTCATGATTTATTTTCGCGATCCAAGGACTGCTGCTCACACGGTCCATTACAACGACGCTATGTTCTCGTGATTCGCAATCCCACGGCTGTGCAAGGTGGTCTATCATTCTTTCTGGCCACTCATCCATAACAATATCGGCAACAAGTGCCTGTATGGGCATTCTAGCCCACATCGCCCCACCGTGTATGTTTGGTTCATCGTCATCCGGATCGATTTCGCAACCGGTGAAAACAACCTGAAAACTTAAACTTCTATCGGGTATCGTGTTTACCGCTATGGCCATTGCATGAAGATAATCTCCATGATGCCGCATATGGTTGCATGTAAACTCTCTTCGGACCCAACAATTAAAATGAGGTATATTACTTATCAAATACGCCATTTTATGCTTTAGTCACTTTATACCCTTTTCCTTTCAAAAAGCTACGCGCTTGAGCTACGGTCATTCCGTTGGCTCCGCCTTTTGCGCCGTTCTTTGACTTCTTTACGGCACCGCCTCTTTTCATCATTTTAGCAGCACCGCCTCTTTTCATCATTTTCGGTGCGCCACCTTTCTTCATCATTTTCGGTTTCATTCCTGCCATTTTAAACCTCACACTTTTGACACAGAACCTTTAGTTCTTTTCCTTCGATTTGACATAATTGCACCACAACCTCTTGCAACTAAGCCGCCTTCTTTCATATTTTTAACTTTAGCTGCTTTTGTGTTAGCAACCACAGTTTTTTTTGACTTTTTCTTTTTACGCGCCGTCGCTGCACGTTCTGCTTTTGTTAGAGAATTAGCTTTAGCTCTCGGCAAACATCTATCGGGGTTCTTGGTATCTTTAGAAGTACCGCAGGGTCCTAAAATAGAACCATCGGTGCCAATACGAACCCACTCTTGGTCTCTCCATTTCTTCAACTCGCCCATTCAACGACCCTTGCGTTTACCGCCTTTTGCTTTCTTACCGTAGTTTGGATCTTTACAATACTTGGAAGCCGCCATATTAGCGTAAGCCGAAGGATAGGTGTCAAAAGTTCTTTTTGCCCATGCTTTACCCTCTGGACAAATTTTACTACCTTTTGATTTAGACGAGACTTTGCCGCCTTTCCGAAAGTAAGTGACTTTCGGAGTCTTAGGTTTTGGTCCTGTTTTTACAGTCCGTGCCATTAGGCATGAAAGGCCGTAATCGTGGTAAACGTAGCTATGGTATATTGTATGTACACCCCACCAGAGAAAAGAATACCTTCTTCTGGTATGTTGACATCCCGTGTCACCGTAGCACTAGCCACTGTCCCCACCTTCATTTCAGACGTTCCTGTAGGCGACGTAGTCAGAAAATTCAAAGTTCCTGCTGTTGCTGAATTAACAATAAACGCACCTTTCAAACGGCTTCTTCCTGCAAAAATAACATCAGCCGCGTCCGCAGCCATACCAATAGACACATTCGCCGCCGGTTGGGCCGAAGCCGCAGCAGCCGTTATTGTTTTAAAAAATTTAGTACCAGCATGAGCCGTAGCCGAACCAGTTAAAGTTATTACTTCTGTTTGAGCGTCACCATTTACGTCCGTACCGGTCAGAGTAACAGTCTTACCGTTATCGCCTGTGCCAGCGGTAGTGCAAGTAATGATCCGACCTGCCGCAAAAGTGGCCACACCACCGTCTGTGTCTGTACCATCTATAGTAAAATCGGTATTGGGACGAGCAGCGGCGGCTACAGAAGCAGCATCCACTGCATTTGTGTCAGCAGTAATAAAAACTGCTTTTACGTCTGAACCTGCCATCGTTTATTCCTCTATTTCACCACGTAAAATCATAGCTTTACGAGCGGCACTGCCAACCGGCGGTAAGTCTTTCGCGCCGGTTGTCTTCGCTGTTTTAGTTTTTGGCTTAGTGGTTTTCTTAGCCTTGCTAGATTTCTCAGCCATAACTAATTACCTCAACGATTTTGTGCTGCAAACAAGTAATCGATAGTCATTGACTTTGTTCCGGTAGCAGAACCTGAAAGTTCCATAGCTCCGATAGTCAAATTTTCATCGTCTGGAATATTAGCAGTATGCGTTGCTACTAAATTTCTGTTAACAAAAAACTCGACTGAACCCGTGCCTTTTACATGAAATCCAAGAGTTACATAAGTTCCACTTGCAATGTCTACACCAGAATCGGTTGTAGTTGCAGTTCCGTCTTTTTCGGTAACACAGTCAATATTGCTGTCACCATCGTCGATTTGAAAAACAATTCGATCCGCTGCGGTCAGCATCGCCTCGGGATCGTGACTGGGAAAC